ACGATCAAGACTTGGCTGGACTGGTTTCCTGAGAATGATTGGGGCAAGTTTACTTGGTCAGTGCCTTACACGCACATGATTAAGAAGGGTGACTTGGAGCTTGAGGTTATCTTCCTCGCCCTTGATAGACCCGAAGATGTGAAGAAGCTTCTATCGCTGGAACTCACTGGCATCTGGATCAACGAGGCTAGGGAGATTCCTAAGAGCATCATTGATGCTTGTACCATGCGCGTGGGTCGCTACCCTTCTATGCGTGATGGTGGCCCTAGCTGGACTGGAGTTATCGCAGATACCAACGCGCCGGAAGAGGATCACTGGTGGCCGATTATGTCTGGTGAGGTTCCAATCCCAGACCATATTCCCAAAGAGCAGGCGAAGATGCTGGTGAAGCCAAGCAACTGGCGTTTCTTTACCCAGCCCGCCGGGATGCTTGAGGTCAAGAATGATAGCGGCGACATTGAGAAGTACGAGCCAAACGCAAAGGCTGAGAACCGCAAGAACATGATGCAGTCGTATTACCCGAACTTGATTCAGGGTAAGACCAAAAGCTGGATTGATGTCTATGTGATGAACCGCCTTGGCACCATTCAGGATGGAAAGCCAGTGTATCCCATGTTTGCCACAGAGGCTCACGTTGCTCAGGAAGAGATTCCGATTGCGGCGGGCCAGCCTGTCTATGTTGGATTGGACTTTGGCCTTACGCCCGCGGCTGCGATTGGCCAAAAGGTCAGAGGTCGGTGGCTGATTCAGTCTGAGATTGTCGCCATTGACATGGGCATCGTCAGGTTTGCCGAGGTTCTACGCAATGAACTAGCAACTAGATTTGCGGCGGCTGGAGAAACTATCATCTATGGCGATCCGGCTGGCGACTTCAGAGCGCAGACCGATGAATCAACGCCGTTCCATATCTTGCGAGGCGCTGGACTGCGGGCCTTTCCTACGCACTCCAACTCGCCGGACCTGCGGATTGAGGCTGTTTCTTCTCAGCTTACCAAGATGGTCGAAGGCAAGCCTGCGTTTCTCTTGGATCGGCGCTGCACCACTATCATCAAGGGCTTTGAGGGCGGCTATTCCTACAAGCGCATGGAGGTTTCTGGTGAGCGGTATGCCGATAAGCCAGAGAAGAACATGTTCAGCCACGTCCATGACGCCTTGCAGTATCTTCTTCTCGGCGCTGGCGAGGGACGAGCTTTGATGAATAGCCAGAAACCAGCGCAGGTTACAGTCGCCAAGCGTGACTTTGACGTATTTGCGCGGCAAGATAAGCCTAAGCGCAGGCAGGGACTCTGGGCTAGGATGTAGTCCAGCGAAGCAGCTTCGCTGTTTTGTGCATTGATGCGATGGCGCATCTGTGCTTTTCCAAGGGAAACATAGGAGGCAACCATGTGTTTCAAGAGCGCCGGACCAAGTGTAGAGGAAAATCAAGCTGCTGCTGAGCAGCGAGTAGAGGCCGAAGCTGCAAAGCAACAGGCCATTGAGGAAAAAGCTAACCAAAAAAAGCAAGCTATTGGCGAAGCTCTTGATATGAGAACCGCAAGTGGTGCAAAGCGTGGCGGCTCTGGTCGCCGTTCCCTGTTTACATCTCCCGGCGGTTCCGCTGGTTACTTGAGCAGGTTCGAATAATGAAAGACCCCTTGGCCAAAAAGTATCTGGAACGCTACCTGAAGGCCAAGGCTTTTCGGGAGAACTGGGTTCCCTTGTTTGAGGAGTGCTACGAGTATGCGCTGCCTCAACGCGAGTCTTTCTACTACGAAGAAGCAGGTCAGCGCCGCGACGACAGAATCTTTGACGAGACTGCTGTTGTAGGTGTGCAGGAATTTGCAAGCCGACTGCAAAGCGGGCTTGTTCCAAACTTTGCACGTTGGGCTGATCTTGTTTCTGGCTCAGAGGTTCCGCCTGAACAGCGCGACTCTGTTGACAATGACCTTGATGAAGTCACTGAGTATGTCTTTGAAATCCTTCAAAGCTCTAACTTCAATCAGGAAGTCCATGAATCGTTCATGGATTTGGCGGTTGGAACTGGCGTTCTTGCTGTGGAAGAGGGTGACTCAATCACTCCCGTTATTTTCTCAGCAGTCCCGCTGCCGCACATCGTTCTTGACACTGGCCCCGATGATCGGATTGACCATGTGTTCCGTGAGCGAAAGAAGGTGCGTTACGCTGATTTGAAAATTCTCTACCCCAAGGGGACGTTCGATCAGAAGGTCGAGCGCAGGATGAACGGCGACGATACCACTACTGTTCTTGAGGTGGTGTGCCGCGACTACGACCTTCGCAACGAAGAGGGTTACTATCACTATGCAATCTGCATGGAGACAGAAACCGTTCTTCACAAGAAGCAGATGAAGGGCGTTGGGTCTAATCCCTTTGTTTGCTTCCGTTGGTCGAAATGCGCTGGTGAAGTCTATGGTCGCGGCCCGCTTCTCAATGCGCTGTCTGCTATCAAGACCACAAACCTGACCATTGAGTTGATTCTTGAAAACGCGCAGATGTCGATCAGTGGCATCTATCAGATGGAAGATGATGGGGTGATTAACCCCGACACGATTCGTTTGGTTCCCGGCACGATCATTCCCAAGGCTATGGGAAGCCAAGGCTTGCAGCCAATCAATGCGGCTGGTCGCTTTGACGTGGCCCAGCTTATCTTGAGTGACATGCGCCTGAACATTAAGCGCGCACTCTACAACGATATGCTTGGCAACCCAGACAAGACCCCGGCAACGGCAACCGAAGTAGCTGAGCGCATGGCCGACCTTTCTCGTCGCATTGGCTCTGCCTTTGGTCGCTTGCAGGCTGAGCTTGTGCAGCCCGTTCTTCAGCGTGTGATCTACATTCTGAAGAAGCAGGGTCGCATCCAAGTCCCAGTGATTAACGGACGTGAAGTTAAGGTGCGCTCCGTTTCTCCGCTAGCTCAGGCCCAAGCCAATCAGGACATCTCAAATGTGGCCCGCTATCTACAGCTTATTGGTGGCACCTTTGGTCCTGAAATGCTTCAGCTTCTCATTGATGGCGAAAAGACTGCCGTTCACTTGGCCAAAAAGTTTGGTGTACCAGAGAGCTTGATCCGTGACGAAGAGCAGCGTAAACAAATAGCTGCAATGGCGCAGCAGTTGGCGCAGCAACAGTCAGGGATGCAGGGTGGTCAACCAATCCAACAGGGTTAATATCGGAATAGACGGCAGCGTAAGACCTGTCGATGCTGACAGACAGATCAGCCAGAGCATAGCGGAGGTCTTCTCGTCCCCAGCGGGCAAGGAAGTCCTTCGCTATCTTCGTTCTATCACCATCGAAATGGTCAGTGGTCCGAACATCACAACCGAAGAGCTTCGACACTTGGAGGGCCAGCGCTATCTCGTTGGCTTGATTGAGCGTCGTATCGACCATGCACATAGGAGCAAACAATGAGCGAATCGCTTTTGTCAGGAACGCCAGCGCCCGCTGCTGTAAACGATCAGATCACTGACTCTGTAACTCAAGCTGCACCGCAGCAAGCTGATCCTTCTCAGCGCCCCGAGTGGCTCCCTGAAAAATACAAGTCGCCCGAGGATTTGGCCAAGGCTTACAAAGAGCTTGAGGGCAAGCTTGGCACCCGCGATGAAGATATGCGGAAGAAGGTCATGGAAGAGCTTCAGGCCGAAGCTTACAAGGATCGACCGCCTTCTGCTGGCGAGTATAGCCTTCCAGATTATGTTGACTCTGCTGAGATTGGAGACAACGCACTTCTGAAGTGGTGGGCAGATCACTCATTTGAAAACGGATACTCTCAAGATGAGTTTGAAAGTGGGATCAAGACCTACATGGACTCTCTTCCTTCCCCTGTAAATTTGCAGGCGGAAGCAAAGAAGCTTGGCGATAATGCAAACCAACGCATTGAAGCTGCGTCTATGTTTGCAAACAAGTTCTTCCCCAAAGAAACCTTGCCTGCGATTGAACGGTTGTGCGAAAGCGCCGAAGGCATTGTTGCCCTTGAGGTAATGATGGAAGCCATGAAAGATGGCAGCTTTACTCAGACTGGCAATCCAGCAAGCGGAACATCGGAAGCAGACCTTCGTGAAATGATGAAGGACGAGCGTTATTGGAACGCATCAAAGCGCGACAACGACTTCATCAAGAAGGTTGATGCTGGGTTCAAGAAAATCTATGGCTAAGCCTTTCCTAGAAGAGCGCGGCTTACGGCTTGTGGCGCTTGAACAGCGCCACATTCTGCCC